AACTTTCTTTATCTTCTCTGCGCTACGCATAGCACCTAACCCCAGCATACCAAGTAACACAGGCATCATGGTAGAAGTGTCTATTAACGGGACAGTTACTGTAGATTCAGCAAGAGCTAAGATGAAGTTGACCATCGGGATCAGCACAAAGTTGGAAGCCATGCCTAGTACGCACACCCACCCTACTGCTGGTCGCCATCCTGCTACAAACAAAGACGCTGACGCTGCTTCTGCTTTGTTAACTTCTAACTGACCTTTTGCTAACTCCTGCGCGTGACGCTCGCTCATAGTGGCTATTTGGTGAGCCAAAGCGTTTTTCTGGTCTTTGTCTTCGATAAATTTATCTAGCAGACCAGCGACAGGGCCAATAAGTGACTCGATCACAGGATAATAACCAACGCCAGCCCGACTACCAACAACGCTATCCCCAGAGCTACTGCCCCTAGAACTGCTCGATTAACAATCTGAATTTTGTGCCAGATAGCCTCTCCAATCCTTGTTAAATACTTTTGCATATCAAACCTCACTGGTTAATAAAAGTAAGTATGGCTCCAGCCATCGAAGATATGATGAGGGTGTATAGACCCCAAATCATGTTATCAAGTTTATCAAACCTCTTGCTACCTGCCTCTAACCGCCTTTCAATGGCTGTGTACCGTAAAGAGCATTCTGCTTCGTGGATGTCTATCTTACTCAAGGCTTTTAGGGCTACTTCTTCGGACATTACTAACTTCCTTAATCTTGAAACTCGCTGTCTTCAGGCACCCAACTGGGTACGCAATATGCTTCTACTGGGCTACCATACCGTAATATGTCTTTAGGTGACCGCAGTCCGTACTGAAATATCCTAGCGTATGTCCAGCAGCGGTATGCGTCCCTGAAAACCATCGGCTGTTCTTCACCAAAGTTGGCTTGCCCCACGCTTACTATTAATAGGAAGGCTAAAACCATTCATGCTACAAAGTCGGCTTGGTGTCTGGGAAATCATTTATGTACTCACCTTCTGAATCAACAGAGGGCCAATCACGCAGTGCTGTTCTGTAGGCTGTGTAAACGGCTTTTTGAGGGTGATCAGGAACTTGTACTATCCAATCAGAACCTTTTAGCTCATCGTCACGCCACTTTCTTTCTTCTACGGCTTTAGCTTCTTCAGGTGTTAGTTGAGGGATTTCAACCCCATTGCCGTCCAATAGAGTAACGTCTGCATGAGAGTACCCATCTTTAGCGGGAAAAGCTGTTTGAGCAAACTCAAGGGAAGATGAAATCGTATTGATTACTCCGTCTTTTGTTACCTCTATCCTACTCATGTTATTCGCTCCAACATCTCAATTAGCACACCGCCTTGCCCACCCGGGCCGGAATAACAGGGTATGGTGCCACTGTGGTTACTCATTCCACCAGCACCGCCGCCGCCGCCGAACTTTCCTCCCATCATGTAAGGCCAATATGAAGGAAAGCCACCTCCAGCAGTTGCCCAAGCACCGCCACCACCAAACAAAGTAGCCGCAGTACCAGTAGCTGGGGCATTACTGTTCTGGGTACTGCCCCTTCCACCAGAACCCGGAGGAGCTAGTGAGTTTGGCGATACAGTAAACGTGTTGTTAATTCTGTCCATCAAGCTGCCGCTATTCCAAAAATCAATAGTTGCTTCAGAAGCGTCGGTGTCAGGCAGTACATTACTAGTCTTGAGCGCACCAAATCCCGGTGCATTTACTTGAGAGCCGTTGTTTGACGCTGGGCCAAAAGTGCTGCCTCCCCACGTAGCTCGACCATCGGCGCTGTCAACAGACACCGGCCCTCCAACTCCATTGATACCCCCACCGCCGCTGGCGATTGTTCGATCTGAAGCGCTGGTAAAAAAAGTAACAGAACCCCCGGCAAATCCAGTATTAAATAATCCGACTGCCCCTCCTCCAGAGAGTAGGCAATTGTTGCTGACGAGCGCATTAGCGGGTTTAGTTATAGCACCACCCGCGCCTCCGGTATAACGATAAAGCTCACCCGCGCCACCCGAACCACCAACAGCACCAGCGCGAGTACCCGCATCCGCTATGACAGTGAATTGTGTAACAGCTCCTCCTGCGCCTCCGTTTGCGGTTATTGTCGTAATGCCTGACCCCGCAAAACTAGTATTACCTCCAGCATTCCCAGTTGCTCCTCCATCACTGCTTCTTGATTTTTGAAGTCCACCCGCACCAGCCACAATTGTATAAGTGACAGAGGGGTCTAGCTCAAGAATAGACCCTGCATGTTCTCCAGCACCGCCGCCGGTAGCCGTCCATAAATAACTGTTGGATACACCACCCGTGCGCGTGTTACAAATACCACCACTGCCCCCGCCGCCGAAGCAACGTACAAGCGCCTTAACTTTATAAGGAGGTGACCACGTAGTGCTTACTGTCAGCACCACATCGGGTATTAAGGGAGGGTTAGTACTTGATTGCCCTAAAACTGCCATGTTATTCTCCTAGACTTGGAACCAGCCAATTGTGTCGTTTGTGTATACAAGCTGCGTACTGTTCCCGTTTGGTAAAGTTCCATCGGCAGCAACCGAATTAATCTTCTGTGAACCGTTTCTAGCTATTGTTACTAAGCCAGCCCCAGCGTTACATATGATAACCGTGTTACCTGCGGAGCCAGCGGGTAGCGTTATGGTGAACGCACTGCCGCTATTACAGATCAACTGGTCACCAGAAGCCGCAGTAAACGCACCTGTCTTCACTAGCCAAGTGTTATAAGCACTGGCAGGGACGGACACTGTTGCCCAATCTAGGACTCCTGATCCGTTGGTTTGCAGGTATTGATCAGCGTCACCATCGTCTGCTGGCATTGTCAGTGTGTAACTAGTTCCCACTGTGGCAGGAGCTTGCATAGCAACGTATTGCCCACCACTGGAGTCTTGTAGCCGTAAATCACCTTGAGCCGTAATGTCTACTTGTGTTGTTGTTATATCGGATAAATTCTTAGATGCCGGTATAACCGCATAGTTACCCATGTAGGCGTGTGAGCTACATTGATAATAGATAACCTTTGGGGTGTCAGCATCTATATCTATACGGGTGTAAGCACTTGCATTGCCCGGAGTTCCGCTAGTCGTTACCCCAGTGGTGTAAGCGGTGTTTTTAGCGGCATCGAGATAAAACAACAGAGGATGCCCAGAGTTAGAGCTATCTGCCTGATCAAACTTATAGTAGTAGCCAGAGTCTGACGTTACATCATCAGCGCCGTTTAGCATTATTGCAGGTGATTCTAGTCCGTCAAGAAAGTACGCAGAACTACTGCCATCACCGTTGTACGGGTGAGCCGCTGTCTTAGACGCTACCGTAACCGCTATAGTTACAGGGCTAGAAGAGTTACCGTACACACCACCTAAAGCATCCACAGAGAATACGGTATCTGTACTTATTAAACTCTTTGATACTTTAGTTAACGCCATGTCTTAGCTCCCTAATGTGGGCTTTGTGTCTGGGAAATCTGATGTGCTAGGCCAATTCCTGAGTGCCGCTCTGTAGGTTATGTACGCAGCGTGTTGTGGGTGATCTGTTAGAGGCACGATGTAATCAGAGATTAGTAACTCCTGATCGCGCCAAGTTCTTGCTGTTTCTTCATCGGTAGGGGCGGCTACCTCTGACCAAGCTGCACCATCCCACGTTCTCCCTACAAAACTTTCATCAAAAGATGAAATTGTAACGTAGGTGGACGGCACGTTGTCCAAGGACTGATTATATGCAGTTACCGAAATACATATGTTTTCGCTGTTTAACTGTGCATAAAAAATACTAGACATATTCCACTACCTCCCAATCTGTTGAACACGGCCCATTACCTGCTGATGTACCCCCTTGACCACTACCTGCAATAAGAGTCAGCGTTGTTCCATTTGTTAAAACAACTCCTGCTGTAATTGAAGCTGTTCCAGCATAATAACCACTAGAATGACCATTCTGCCAACCGTTTGTTGTAGAGACAACAATCATAGTTTTTGTTACGTCTACCGAATTAATTGTTGCAGTAACCGTCGCCCCCTTTGAGACCGAAGTAGTTCCTCGTTGAATTGATTTTATTGGAGTTGATCCACCTATTACTGCCATAATATTCTCCTAAAGGACGAGCCATCCTGTTGTGCTATCGACGTAAACTAGCTGGGCAGCGTTGCCTTGTGGCATTGTAGCGTCAGCATCGGCACCGTTAATTTTCTGTGAGCTTGTTCTAGCTATCGTCACTAGACCTGATCCGTTGTTTTTAATGGTGACTGTTGAGCCAGCAGAACCAGAAGCAAGCGTGTGCGTTAACGCGCTAGAGCTATTACTTATGTACTGACCCCCAGAGGTCAGAGTAGTG